ACGGAAGCGGCGTAACAAACGCGAACAGTTACGTAAGCGTCGCAGACGCGCGCATTTACGCTTCGAATCGCGGCGTCGAACTTCCGTCGGACGACGACGAATTGGCCGCCATGCTAATTCGTTCGACGGATTACCTAGAAGCGCAGGCGTGCCGCTATCAAGGCCGCCGCACTTCTTCGGCGCAGGCTTTGGAATGGCCGCGAACTGGCGTCTTTTTGAACTGCGACGAAGTACCGTCGAACGTTATTCCGAAATCGCTAATCGGCGCGCAAGTTCAACTTGCAATTGCCGTTAACGACGGTTTCGACCTTCAACCGAACATTTCGCCGCAAGACTACGTTATTCGCGAAAAGGTCGGCCCGATTGATACCGAATACGCAGACCCGACCGCCGTTGGCATCATGCCCACATTTACAGCGGTTGACGCGCTTCTTGCGCCGCTGTTTGGCGAATGCGCGGCGAACAAGTTTGCGCTTCGAACGATAAGGGTTTGACGAATGGCACAATTCGACCGCGCAATTAAGACGGCCCAACGGCTTATCGCGAAGAACGGCGAAAAGGTCAAATGGCGCGTAATTCCAGACGCAGCGCCGACCGACCCGAACAAGCCTTGGGAACCCGGCCCGGCTTTGCCCGAAGACAAAGACGTTACCATTTGCTTTTTGCCAGTTGACCGGCAGACGCAAGAAACCTTCAACTTCATTAAAGGCACCGAAGTTCCGAAGAGTTCCGTAATGGGGCTTATGGGCAATGTTCCGTTTGCCCCGAATTTGAAAGACGTTGTAATTCGTAACGGGGTCGAACTTCGCTTGGCTTATATCGACGTACTTTCGCCTAACGGGCAAAAGGTACTTTACACGATGGTATTTCAAGCATGATTGAATTCGACCAAGTTAACGACGAAGTAAACGCGCTTTTTCTTGCAGCTTGGAACGCAGGAAGCGCGGCAATTGCGGGTTATATTCCCGAAATTCGTTGGCAGGGCGTGCAATATCGCGACTTGCCGGACGGTTCGAAGTTTTGGGTTCGGCTGTCGAAGCAAACCGTTTTTGAAGAACAAGCGACCCTTTCAACCTGCGAAGGAGTACCGGGGCAAAGAAAATACACGGCGTCGGGTCTTGTCTTCGTACAAATCTTTTGCCCGAAATCGAATACGCAAGCGTTCGAACTTGGGCAGAAATTGGCGAAACTTTCCCGTAATGCTTTTCGCGGGAAATCGACGCCGGGTAAGGTTTGGTTTCGCAATACGCGAATTAACGAACTTCCGCCCGAAGAACTTTACGAACGGTTTAACGTCGTTACCGAATTTGAATACGACGAAATAGGTTAAGGAGTTCTTAACATGGTATGCGAAATTGCCAAAATCGACAGCAACATTACCGGACTTGCCTTCGCCGAAGAAGAATGCTTGAAGCAACTTCCGACGACGCCCGTTTGGTACGGACTGGAACCCAACAGCTATTCGGACTTCGGCGGCGAACTTTCGACCGTTGCCCGCGCGCCTATCGACCCGTCGCGCCAGAACAAGAAAGGCACGATCACCGACCTTGACGCATCGGGCGGCTTCAACGCCGACTTTACGAAGACCAACCTTACGCGAATTCTGCAAGGCTTCTTCTTCGCAGACGCGCGCGAACTTCCTTCGACGCAGCCGCTTAACGGCGCATCGGTTGCGCTTACCGGCGTTACCGCAGTTGACAGCACTTACGCCGCAGCTTCCGGGCTTGGCGTGTTCGGTGCCGATATGCTGGTATATGCGACCGGCTTTACCAACGCGGCGAACAACGGCCTTAAAACCGTCGTTTCGGCTACCGCTGCGGGCGTCGTTGTTGCTGAAACCCTGATTGACGAAACCCCGCCCGCAGGCGCGAAGCTGGAATGCGTCGGTCGGCAGCTTGGCGCGGCAGACGCGAACATTGCCGTAACTGGCAACGTCGTTTCGCTTATCGTTACCGCTGGCGACTTTACGACCATGCCCGAACTGTTCCCCGGTCGTTGGGTCTTCGTCGGCGGCGATGCGACGGCAAACCGCTTCGCTAATAATGTGGGCTATGCCCGCATTAAGTCGGTTGCAGCGAAGGCGCTTGTTTTCGACGACGTGACTTGGCAGGCGGCCAACGAAACCGGAACCGGCAAGTCGATTCGTCTTTTCGTCGGAACTGTTATCAAGAACGAAAAGACCCCGGCGCTTATCAAGCGTCGTTCGTATCAAATCGAACGCACCTTGGGCGAAGGTTTGAACGGTACGCAGTGCGAATATCTGGAAGGCGCAGTACCGAACGAATTTACGTTGAACATTCCGCAGGCCGACAAGCTGAACGCCGACCTTTCGTTTGTTGCGTGCGACAACACTTACCGCAGCGGCGACCCCGGCGACGAACAGAAAGCCGGAACCCGCGTGCCTGCGCCCGGCGAAGATGCCTACAACACTTCTTCGGACGTTTACCGAATCAAGATGGCCGTTCACGACGCCGCGTCGTCGAACCCCGCCGCCCTGTTCGGCTATGTGTCCGAAGCTTCGGTTTCCATCAATAACAACGTGACGCCGAACAAAGCGGTCGGCATCCTTGGCGCGTTCGATACTTCGGCGGGTAACTTCGAAGTCGGCGGTTCGATTACCGCTTACTTTACGACCGTCGCAGCGGTTAAGGCTGTTCGCGCGAACGCCGACGTTGGTTTGTCGGTTATCGCTGCGGCCAAGAACGCCGGTTTCGTGTTCGATATTCCGTTGCTTGGTTTGGGCGGCGGTCGTCTGAACGTCGAAAAAGACGCGCCGATTACCGTTCCGCTGGAACCCGCAGGCGCAGAAAACGCGAACGGCTATACGATGCTGTACGAAGTGTTTTCTTATCTGCCGAATCTGGCAATGCCGGACTAATTGCGGTAAACTCAAAGGGCCGGGTAATACCGGCCCTTTCTTCATTCAATCGGAGTAAATCAAATGTCTGGACTGTTTAAGCAATTCAAAACGAATTCGGCAAAAGAAGTCGAAGGCGTCGAAATCGAATTTCCCGAAGCGCAGAACGACGACGGCACCGTTCCCACGTTCATCATTTCCCGCATGGGTAAATCGAACAAGGCGTATTCAAAGGCGCTTGACGCGGCGACCCGTCCTTATCGCCGTCAAGTCGAACTTGGCACGCTGAAAAACGAAGTCGCCGAATCGCTGTTTATGGGCGTGTTCGTCGATACCGTGTTGCGCGGCTGGAAGAACGTTCAGGGCGAAGACGGCAAGGAAATTGCGTATTCGAAAGACGCCGCAATTTCGCTTCTTACCGAACTGCCGGACGTTTACGAACGTTTGCAGGAAGAAGCCAAGTTGGCTTCGAACTTCCGCGATAACGCTTTGGAAGCCGAAGCAAAAAACTAACGGAAGTTTTGGCGCACCTGTTGGAACTTGGCCCGCACGAACAGGCGATAGCAAAGCAAGCGATGCGCGCGGGGCAACCGTTACCCGAACGCATCGCGAACGCGCCAGAACTTGAAGTAGGCTTGCAGTTGTATTTGCAAGCCTTCTTCGACCTAGATAGCGAACGGTCGCACGGCAACGGTTTAACGCCGATACCTTGGACAAGTATGGCGGCCTACGCAAGGGCTTTCGAGTTTGACGAAGAACAAACCGAAGACTTGTTTTACTTTATGCGAAAGCTTGATTCGGAACACTTGAAGAAACTAGCGGACAAACAGAAAGCGGCGGCATCGAATGGCAAAAAGCCTGCTAGACCTAGCCGATAGGCTGGAAAAGAAAGCGAAGGCAATAGACGAAGCGGCGTCACAAAACGCCGTCGATACCGCTTTGGCTATTGTGGGCGACTTGGCGTACAAAACGCCCGTAGATACTTCGCAAGCTTTGTCGAACTGGATTGTAACGCTAGAAAGTCCGTCGGGTCAACAAATCAAGCCGCATTTTCCGGGTTCGCAGGGTTCAACGCAACGCGCTTCGGCGGCTGAAACGTTGAATTCTGCGAAGCTTGTTTTACGAAACAAGAAGCCCGGCCAAGCGATATTTATTACGAACAACCTTCCGTATATCCGCAGGCTGAACGACGGTTATTCGGCACAAGCCCCGGCGGGGTTCGTCGAACGCGCCGTTTTGATTGGTCGCAAAATGCGTAAGAAGTTCAAGATTAAGGATTAGAAGAAATGGCCGACGAAAACATAGAAATTAAGGTTCAAGACAAAGTTTCGCCGTCCATTTCGACGAAGCTTCGCACAATTGCCAGCGAAGCCCGCAACGCCGACGCCGCAGTTAAGAACCTTCAAACGCAGCTTTCGGCAATCAACGTCGGCGGCTTGTCGCAGCTTATCAACGCATCGGCCAGCGCAACGCGCCAGCTTCAACAAGGCGCGCTTGCCGCGCAACGGCTGGCAACCGAACAGCAGCGCACCGCAACAGCCGCAGCGCAGGCCGCCGCAGCCCAAACGCGCGTCGCCACGGCTGCGACCCAAGGGGCCACGGCGCAAGCCAACCTTGCCACGGCCACGCAGCGCACGCAGACGGCCCAACAGCAGACGGCGACAGCCGCGCAGCGCCTAGCGACAGAACAGCAGCGGACAGCCGTTCAGACGGCCAACGCGGCGGCAGCGAACGACCGGGCCGCCCTTGCCGCCCTGCGGCTGCAACAGGCGCAAGACCGGGCCGCCAATTCGACCCGCAACGCGACTTCGGCCCTTGGCGGATACATTCGAACCGCTGCCGGAATTCTTGGCGTAACTATTTCGGCGAATGCGATACTTTCCAGCGCCGACGCATACGTTACGCTTCAAAATAAGTTGCAAAACGTAACGAAGTCGCAAGAACAAGTTAACACGCTTACCGGCG